ACGGCAGACCAGAGCGTGACGCATTTGAGCGTGCTGCGAAGTTCGCTCGCAAAAGACTGGGGAAGCATTATCCGACAAAAGAATGATTGCCATTGCCCCCGGTAGCCCCTCCTTCTGCCGGGGGATTTTTTTTCTTGAATGTCCAGCATTACCACATCCCCTGGGTGTAGGGGCAGCTCCCCTGAATCCCTCCACTTGCTTACCGTACTCTTGTGCTTCCCAAGGTAGGCTGCGACCTCCTGATCCTCGCGAAACCCCATCTTCTGTTTAAATTCATCCAGCAGTTTCATTTTATTCGCCTTGAGTTTACTTTTTTGGTTGACAGTTGAAATAAAGTCAACTAGAGTTGAATCATCAATCGGGCACATAGCCCACCATAAGGGAGCATACGATACCACAAAGGGGAGGTGATTTTAAATGAACATCAGCGAAAACAGCAGGTTGTTATCCCATAAAGATGCAGCAAAGTACCTGGGCGTGTCTCAAACAACCCTCACGCGGCATCTCAACGCGAAGACCTGGGATATTCCCGCCATTCACCTGGGCGGAGAAAGTCGTCCAAAGTTCGACATTCGCGATCTGGACGAATTTATCCAGAGCAAAAAGATCGCGAATAACTAAGGGCAAGCGCCCAAGTAAACACTACCGCAGAACTTAGAGGACGCAAGGAAAGGAAAAATTAAAATGTCAAACATGGTTATCCCTTTCAACTTTAAGAATCATGACATCCGCACAATTGTGGTCGACAGCGGCGAGCCGGTATTTGTCGCAAGAGATGTGGCGGCTGCGTTGGGCTACAAAGACCAGATCAGCGCGATTAAGCAGCATTGCCGTGGGGTGGCAAAACACCACCCCATCCGAGACAGCCTTGGCCGCACACAAGATGTCCGTGTCATCCGTGAACCCGATGTTTACCGCCTAGTTGTAAATAGCAAACTACCCTCAGCGGAAAAATTCGAGGCTTGGCTGTTTGAAGAAGTTTTGCCGACGATCCGCAAGACCGGCAGATATTCGGTGAATCAGCGCCCTGAAATGGACATGGTAGCAGCCGTTGAAGGTGTGGCGGCAATCGCAAAACACCTCAACTACAGCAACAGCGCCAAGGCTGACGCCTTTTGTCAACTTTCAGAACATTACGGAATCCCCAAAGACGTGCTGAAAATCGAGTACGCGGTGGACGAAGGGCTGGAGACTTCCGGCAGCAGCCGCGTCACCAAGAATATCACCGACCTCTTGAGCGAGCACGGCGCAACGCTCACCTCCCGCAAGGCCAACGCCTTATTGATGGATATGGGCTATCTCGAAGAGCACACCCGCCGTGCATCTAACGGCAAAGTAAAGAAGTTCAAAGCGGTATCGGATAAGGGCGCAAAGTACGGGAAGAATATCACCCACCGTGCCAGCCAGGGAGAAACACAGCCGCATTGGTTTGTAGATAGCTTCGCTGACTTGCTGGAAGAACTGAATGATAAGCGCGACGGCGTATCCAATGTGGTGAATTTCCGGTCTGGAGAAAAGGGGTAGCCGCATGAACTACCTGTCCCTCAAGGAACTGCAGACCAAGTTTAGCGTATCGCGCCAGACGGTGTGGGAGTGGCGCAAATACCACAACTTCCCAAAGCCGTACAGCTTGGGGGGAGTGCAGCGCTGGAAAGAGAAGGAGGTGGACGCATGGGCAAACGAACAGGCAAGGCAAACCGCATAGAAAATATTTTATTAACCATCGTCGTGCTTTCCCTTTTGCTCGGGTGTTTTCATCTGACATTCAAAGAGGGTGGAGCATGGGATTACAACATGGAGCAGGTATTGAAATGAAGGACGAAGAACTGAAGTGGTTTCTGGAAACGCTGAAGAAATCAAGACTGCAGATGCGTCAGGACTTACAACGCTACCGCGCCAAGGTTGACGAACTGGCAGAAACCGAAGTTGCGATTACGGAAAAAATCGAAAGTGTGGAGGAGACTATCAGGAAAAGGAGCGCGGCATGAACTGGGATGCTTTTCGACAGGGGGTCGACACCAACAGCGTTGACGACCTGAACGACTACATCAAGGAATTGCGTGGAGCCAGGGCGCACGTGACCCAAGCAATCGAACACCTGCAGGACGAAGACGCAGAGATTGACATCGAGATACAGCGCACGTTCCAGCGCATTAAAAAACTGAAGGAGGTGGCAGCATGAGAGAGAGCCATGATGATTGGGGCATCTGCCCCTATTGCGGGCAGCTGGATGAAGCAGGCGACCGTTGCGGATGCGACGCGCAGAGCAACTTTGATTACGAGGAAGAGCGCGGGGATTACCTGTATCACCGTGCGAAGGACATGGAAGCAGAGGAGAGGACGATATGAGCAAGATTGACTTTAAAAGATTCGCTGATCCGTTTCCTGCCGACGATGTGGAGTGGCGCATTGCTCAGAAGGGTGTTGGCAGGAACGACAAACCGTGGGCAAAGGTTCTTGCTTACATAACCAACCGCGCGATTATGCAGCGTTTAGACGATGTTGCAGGCCCGGAGAACTGGAAGAACGAATTTGTCCACATCGAGGGGGCTTTTCTCTGTGGCCTGTCTATCAAGATAGATGGTGAATGGGTAACGAAATGGGACGGCGCCCAAGAGAGCCAGATTGAAGCAACTAAAGGCGGACTGTCTGGGGCGATGAAGCGGGCCGCTGTCCAATGGGGGATAGGCCGTTATCTGTATGGCCTGGATGAAGGGTTTGCAGAAGTTTGCGACAACGGGCGCTTTTACAGTGGCAGGGATCAGCGCAACAATATCCCTGCATTTAAGTGGAACCCCCCGAAGCTCCCAGCCTGGGCGTTGCCGCAAACAACAGACAGGCGGAAAGAGGAGAAACGGGGGACCACAGGTGTAAATAATCACGATCATAATACCCAAAACAAACCACCGCGTCAAAGAAGTAACGGCGCTTCCGTCCTTTCGCAAGAGCAGTTCGAGCAATATCTTCCGGCTTGGAAGGTGCAAGTCAAGGAAGGTAAGCGCACCGTACAGGACATTGTGAACGCGGCAAGGGACAAGGGCATCAACCTTACAAACACACAAATAAAGCAACTGGAGGCAGCATGAACACACACGACAACATAGAGCAGGGAACCCCGGAATGGCACGCACTACGCGCTGAACACTTCACCGCGTCCGAGGCATCCGCAATGATGGGGGAGAGTAAATACAAAAGCCGGAATCAACTCCTGGAAGAGAAGGCTACCGGCAGAACCCCGGAAGTATCAGAAGCAAAGCAGCGGATATTTGACCGTGGGCATGAGGCGGAAGCTGCGGCACGCGACATCCTGGAGATGGAGACGCTCGAAAGTTACCCGCCGCTGGTGGCCACGCGCGAGATTAAAGGTCTGCCTCTGCTGGCTTCGTTCGATGGGTGTAACTTGGAAACATCAGAGTTGTGGGAACACAAGTTATGGAACGAAACCCTGGCGGGCAATGTGCGCAATAAAACCCTTGAACCTGCTTATTACTGGCAACTTGAGCACCAGCTGTTGGTTGCCGGGGAAGAAGCCCGGCACGTGATTTTTACCGTCTCAGACGGAACCATGGAAAAGCGCGAAACCATGGTTTACGAATCCATCCCTGAACGGCGCAAAAAGCTTATTGCAGGGTGGAAACAGTTTGCAGAGGACCTTGCCAATTACAAGCCCAAAGCCAAGCAGGAGCAAGTAGAAGGTAAAGAGGCTGACGGTTTCCCCCTCGTCAAGTACGAGGTCCACGGCACTGCAATTCACTCCAACCTGCGCGACATTCTCCCCATCGTGAAGGAACGCGCAGAGGAAGAAATGGCCCGTCCGCTGGAAACGGATCAGGACTTTGCGGACAAAGAAAAGCAGGTAAAGGCAGTAAAGGCAGCGCGTAAGCACCTGAAGGAAACAACGGAAGATGTAAAGGGTGAGTTTGTGTCCTTCGCTGAGTTTTCTTCCTTGGCGGCGGAAATGGATAGCGTGCTGCAGAAGCTCCAGAGCCACGGCGAGAAGGCCGTTAAAGATGCCAAGGCGCAGAAAAAGCGCGAGATTGAACAGTATGCAGACGAGGCCCTGCGCGAGCATATCGCAAGCGTGAACGAAAAGATTGCCCCCCTGCACATTGAAAACATCATCGACATTATCCCGGACTGGGGCACAGCGATGAAGAACAAGCGCACCCTGGAATCATTGCAGAACGCAGTGGATGAAGAGTTGAGCCGGGTGCAGATCGAAATTGCGCAGGCGGTAAAGATCATCCAGAACAACCTTGAGTTTTTCAACAGTCAGAAAGACTACCACTTTCTGTTCAACGATTTGGAGCGGATCGTCAACCAGCATCCAGAAGGCTTCAAGGCCCTGGTGCAGCAGCGTATCGCAGACTACAAGGCAGAGCAGGAGGAGAAGCGCAAGCGGGAGATTGCGGAAGCTGAGGCGCGGCGCAAGGAGCAGGAAGAAGCGGAAGCCAAGCGCCAGGAAGAAGAGCGCACGCAGGAGGTCAAGCCCGAACCGGAGGTAACCCATGAGACACCGGCAACGAATGTACAAGCGCCTGCAGAAATGCCAATACCGGAGAAGGCTTCTACGGGCGAAGCGTACACGCTCATTGATGAAATAGAGGATTGGTCACAGCGGCACAAGGTTGACCCATCATCCCTGCAGGAACTCTTTGAAATCATCCGCAGGCATTATGCGAAGGAGGCGGCGTAATGGAAAAACGCTGCACTAAATGCGGGGAAGTTAAGTCGCTGGAGGAGTTTTGTGTCGATAAAACAATAAAGAGCGGACGCTCCTCTCGGTGTAAAGAGTGTCGCAGGGAATATCTCCGGAAATGGAGGGAGAAAAATCGCGGTAAATTGTTAGAACGTTCGCGCCAATGGGTAGCGGAAAACCCTGAAAAAAGGCGGGAGACCGTCCGAAAATCGGACGCGAAAAACGCTAAAAAAAGGCGGGAAAA